TGCAATTCTATTAGACATACTCGCTTACAATACACATTATCTAGGATTTAATGCCAATATGTTGGCAAATGAAATGTTCCTAGACAGTGCTGACATACGAAAAAATATTGTATCGTTAGCAAAAATGATAAATTATACTCCCTCATCCGTAAGAGCTCCTTATGCAGAATTAGATGTCACTGTAAATAATGTTACAGGTTCCACACTTACAATGCCAAAAGGAACAGTATTCACATCAATAGTAAATGGCCAGAATTTTCAGTTTGTTACAAATGAATCATATACAATTAATCCTATTAACGGAGTTTTTTTATTTGATAATATAGATGTGTATGAAGGCACGCTTGTAACTTTTAAATATTCAGTTGATACAAATGATCCTGACCAAAAGTTTATAATACCAAGTGAATTTGCAGATACAACAACTTTAAAAGTTTCAGTTCAAAATAGTGTTGTAGATACTACAACAAATGTCTATACTTTAGCAGGTGGTTATAATAATGTTACTAATACATCAAAAGTTTATTTTTTACAAGAAGTAGAAAACGGCCGATTTCAAGTTTATTTTGGTGACGGTATTTTAAGTCAAAAATTAAATAATGGCAATATTGTAATATTAGAATATATTGTTACAAATGTACAAGAAGCAAATGGAGCTTCTACTTTTACAATTAATTCTCCTATTGCCGGTTTTACAGATATAACTGTTGCTACCGTTTCAAATGCAGAAGGCGGAGCTTTAGCAGAAACAAAAGAATCAATTCGTTTTAATGCACCTCTAAATTATACAACGCAAAATCGTGCTGTAACAACTTCTGATTATGAAACACTAGTGCGTTCAATTTATCCTAGTGCTACAGCAATAAGCGCTTATGGTGGTGAAGATGAAGAAACGCCGGTATATGGTGTTGTAAAAATTGTTGTCAAACCAAGTTCTGGTTCTACATTAACAAATAGTACAAAAAATAGTATAATCACGGCACTAAAACCTTATAACGTAGCTTCTGTTAGACCAGAAATTATAGATCCAGAAATTACTAAAATTATATTAAATTCAACAGTAAAATTTAATAGTAGAGTTACATCAAAATCAGCACCAACAATAAAATCAGAAGTTATAACTACAATAACAGATTATAATAATGATACATTATCAAAATTTGATGGAGTTTTTAGATATTCAAAACTATTAAAATTAATTGATGAAACAGACACGAGCATTCTTTCAAATATTACTAAATTAGAAATTCGTAAAACATTTACTCCAACATTGAATCAATCAAAATTATATAACATTTATTTTAGAAATCCATTATATAATCCTGTAGCAGGATTTAATGCAATCAATGGCGGTATACTAGTTTCATCAGGATTTAAAATTAATGGCGATACAACTAACGTATTTTTTTTAGATGATGACGGCACACAAACCATATTTCCTGATAGTTCAGTAAGAGGTAACATTAGAAGATATAGACTTGTAAATGGTGTTCGTACATATGCAAATAATACACAAGGCATAATTAATTATACTACGGGTGCAATCACCCTTAACTCGTTAAATATTTCCGTGGTTGAGAATATTAGAGGTGCAGCTTCAACTGTTATTGAATTAACAGTAAAACCAAATTCAAATGATGTTGTACCTGTTCGAAATCAAATTTTGGAAATAGATATAGCTAATTCAACTGTGGTAGTTGAGCCAGATACTTTTGTTGGCGGTTCATCAGATGCAGGAGTAGGATACACAACAACAACTAGCTATTAATTATGGCTATATTTAAAGATACAATATCCAATTTAATTGGTTCACAAGTTCCTGATTTCGTATTAGAAGACCATCCTAAATTTTTAAAGTTTTTAGAAACATATTATTCATTTATGGAAGCTGCCGAGTTGGTAGTGACAGGTGTTGAAACAACAGATGGTTTTCAATTAGAATCTGAAACAGATCAAGTAAACTTTTTAGTATTAGATGGAACAAATAAAGAAACAGAAATTAAAAATTTAGATGAAAACGATAAAATACTTTTAGAAAGTTCTGTTTTTGGTAAATTTACCAGAGGTGAAATAGTACAAGGTCAAACATCAAAAGCTACTTCAACACTACTAGCAGAAGATTTAGATAATAATAAATTGTTTGTTGTATCGCAAAACAAATTTATAAAAGGCGAAGTGATTACGGGTTTAAGTTCAAATGCAAGTGCTGTTTTAAATAGATATAGGCCTAATCCTGTTAACAATATACAAGAATTATTAAATTTAAGAGATCCTGATAATACAATATCGGATTTTTTATCAAACTTTGTATCAGAATTTTTAAATACATTACCACAAGATATTAACGCAGGTGTAGATAAAAGAAAATTAATAAAAAATATAAAATCGCTTTATCAATTAAAAGGTACTAAGCAAGGTCATCAATTATTTTTTAGGTTGATGTTTAACGAAGAGTCTGATACGATATTACCACGAGATAATTTATTACGTGTTTCTGATGGTAATTGGGACCTTCGAAAAATTATTCGTGTTTTAGATACGCAAGGTAATACTTCTTTTTTACAAGGTAGAACAATAACAGGTCTTACTTCAGGTGCTACTGCTATTGTAGAAAGTGTTTTAAAATCTTTAATTGTTGACCAGACAGTTTCAGAAATTACGTTAAATTTAGATACATTAAATGGTAATTTTATAGTAGGTGAAATTGTTAGAGGTACTGAAACTGATGATAGTGAAAATTCAATTAAAGCTGTAGTAACAGGATTACTCACAACAAATACAATTACCAATAGATCAGCTTTATATAGTGAAGATGATAATATAGCAATTTCAGGAGGTGGTAAAGGAGCTTCATTAAAAGTTAAGACAGTCGGTAATGCACCTTTAACAGAAATTATAATTGATCAAAAAGGATTAAACTACACAATAGGTGATGAATTAGTTTTTAATAACAGTGGCACAAATGGCGGTGGTGCTGCTGGATTTATTTCAGTTGTAAACGGAGGATTTACACTTGAAGATAGTACTAGCACTACTGAAGACCATATAGTTTTAGAAAATGAAACGACTTCTGGTGACATATATTCAGGAGATAAAATAATACAAGAATCAAGTACAGGCGTAGGAGATATAACTGATATATTTGTAGAAAGTTTTGGTTTTAACTATAAGTCATTACCCATTATTAGTATTAATAGTGCTACTGGTGTTGGTGGAACGTTATTAGCATATGGTAATAGTGTAGGTAATGTAAAAGAGGTAAAAGTAATAGAAGCAGGTTACTCGCATGAAAGTTCGCCATCTCCACCTACTGTTACATTTAATACAAATTTAATTATAAAAGAAACTACCGGTACTTTTATAATAGATGATATTGTAACTTCAGGTATAAAATCAGGTAAAATTGTTTCGTATAATTTGAATACACAGTTATTAGTTTTAAAAAATGTTGTAGGCACATTTTCTATAAATGACGTAATTACAACAACCTTGACTGGTGCAACAGGAAAAATTATAAAAACAAATGTGGCTAATGCTACGTTTGGTATAGGTTCTATTTTTGACACTGATGGTAGATTTTTAAACGAAGAAGGAAGTATTTCTGAAAATACAATGAAAATACAAGACAGTTTATATTACCAAGATTTTTCTTACGTTTTAAAAGTTGCACGTTCTATTAGTAATTGGCGAGACGCATTTAAAAAAACAATGCACACAGCAGGTTTTTATTTTGCAGGTCTTGTTGAAATTAATAGCAGACTAGATGCAAAAATAAAAGTTCCTGTTTTCGGCCCTATATCAGGCGTATTAGAAGAGCCATTCTTAGCTATATTGAATACAATATTTACAACAATTTTAGGAAGAAGATTAGGCACACCAACAGATGGCACTACTGTAAGAGCAAATCCTTTATTAGGTGCACCTGGAGATTTAGATACTTCTACCATTTCTCCTTTTGCTTCAACTACTAGAGATGTTACATTATTTTCACCTTTACCTATTAATCTTTCTCTTGTTACAAGACCTAGAGGAGTATTTGCAGGTGTTCAAGTTGTAAATGGTTTCGGCTATACTGGTCCTAGATATGGTACAATTAATAGAGAAGTTTTAAGAACATTTACTTATTCAGGTACAAATTATTCATTAGAAGAATTAGGAAAAAATACTACAATTGGTACAAGAACAATATTAGATCATAACGATAATACTTTATTGTTTTGTTCAACTGATTTAGGACGTTTAGTAAAAACAAGACTTACTATGCCAGCTTTTATTACTATTATTATACCATTAAATCAATTTGACAACTCAATGGTAACATTTGACCAATTAAATGATGGTTATAATCCATCTAACCCAACTATAACTTTTGATGATACAACACCATAAAATGATTATAAATATAGAGAAGCACAAATAAATGGCAAAGCAAATTATCAATATTGGATTCGTACCTAATGATGGCACAGGCTCAAATTTAAGAGCTGGTGGTTTAATCATAAACGATAACTTTACAGAATTATATACAGCACTAGGCGATGGTACAAATTTAGCATTTTCTTCTCCTAATATTATAGTTTCTGACGACTTAGCAAATACAGCACAGGTTTCTTTAGGAGGTGGTATTCAAGTTGTAGGTGGTACTGGAATAGATACTTCAATTACAGCAGGCGGCATATTAACTATTAGTGTAGATGGTACGATTGCAACATCTTCAGGTGTAGCCACACTCACAAACAAAACAATTAATTTAAATGCAAATACACTTACAGGTACAACTGCTGAATTTAACACAGCGTTAAGTGATGATAATTTTGTAACAGAAACAGCTTATCAAACAATCATAAACAAAACTTTAACGACACCTGTTATAAGCTCAATTGCTAATACAGGTATTTTAACTTTACCTACTGCAACAGATACATTAGTTGCTAGAACAACAACAGATACTTTTCAAAATAAAACAATTTCAGGTTTATCAAATACGATTACAGATATTGCTAACGCATCAATTATAAATTCAAATATAAAATTTGCTGACGACACATCAACTGTATCAACTATTGATTTGGGAACAACTTTACAAGTTTCAGGTGGTGAAGCAATTGATACTACAATTTCAGGCAGCACAATTACAATTGCCGCTGAAGACGCCACATCAGCAAATAAAGGTGTTGCAACATTTAACACGGCCAGTTTTACAGTTACAAGTGGTGATGTTACAATTAAATCAGGTGGTGTTTCAAATGCACAATTAGCAAATTCTACAATTACTTTAGGTTCAACTTCAACATCATTAGGCGGTACAACAACCTCAGTAGCTGGCCTTTCATTAACGGGTTCAACAAACACAATTGATTTAACAAGTGGCGGAAATAAATTAAGACATAATTTTGCAAATTTAGGTGGTCTGCCAAATGCTACTACGTATGGCGGTATGTTTGCAACAACAAATGGTACAGCAAAAGCTTACTTTGCCGATTCAGGAGGTTGGAATGAAATAATTTCAGAAAACTCTAGCATAAAAGATTTATCAGATGTTGGTCCTACAAATCCAACAAATGGTCAAGTTTTATCTTTTAATAGTGCGTTAGGCCGATATGATCCGGTTACATTAGTTACTGGCGGTGTCACTTCAATTATTGCTAGTACTGGACTTACAGGTGGTACAATTACATCAACAGGTACACTTGCAATTGATACCACTGTTGTGGCAACTTTGACAGGAGCACAAACACTTTCAAGTAAAACTTTAACAACACCAAATATTTCTTCTATTTTAAATACAGGTCTTATAACTTTACCTACATCTACCGATACATTAGTTGGTAAAGCGACAACTGATATATTAACAAACAAGACTATAAGCGGATCTTCAAATACATTACAAAATATTGCAAACTCATCTTTGACAAATTCTTCAGTTACTATTGGTACAACTTCAGTCTCTTTAGGTGGTACAGCTAATACAATTACAGGTTTGACACTTGCTTCTACAACTATTAACTCATCAGCTAACAATATTATTAATATAAAATCTGAAGATTTTGTAAATAAAGTGCTTCAAACATCAGCTTCAATTGATGTAATAAATTCTGGTTCAGGTGCTTATGAATTTAACTCACATTATTCTGGAAGTAATCCTACATTATATTTAAAAGCAGGTCATACTTATGCTTTAAATTTAGCCGTATCAGGCCACCCATTTCATTTACAAACGGTTCCAGGTGCTTATGCTGCAGCCAGCCCTTACACAACAGGTTTATTACATATTTCATCAGGTGGTAACCAAACCTCTGGAGCCTCAGCATTATTACAAACTACAGGAACTTTATATATTGAAGTACCATCAAATGCTTCATCATCAATTTACTATGCTTGTCAATTTCATTCAGGTATGGCAGGCAAAATTGTATTAGGTTCAATTTCAGATGGATTTGTAGGTGATGGTGCTACAACGAATTTTACAATAAATAAAGGTAGAAATGTAAATGATGTTTTAGTTATTGTAAATGGTGCTATATTAGTTCCAACAACAGACTATACAATTTCAACAACAACATTAACTTTTACAGCAGCGCCGGCGGCTTCTGCGGTAATACAAGTAAGATATCTATAAAATGAGGAAACTCGTATAAATAGTAAGAAAGAATTTTAAAATATGCCAGCAATTATAACAAATAAATTTAGAATTAACAACGCTGAACAGTTTAGCGAGTCATTTTCTGAAGCTTCACCTGAAATTTATTATCTAGGTATTGGCCGACCACAGGCCTTTGCAACACAAACAAGACCAGATTCACGCACAGTAAACGCAGGCACAGATGCCGCTCCAATAACTCCTGCTGATAGTATGGAAGAAGAATCTTTTGTTTATGATGATTTACTAGCAGTTAAAAGAGTCACAAGCAGTGATGTATCTTTTGTAATACCAAGAAGAAACTGGACAAATGGTACAGTTTACGACTATTATAGACACGACTACGGCAATCGTGTAACAGGCACAACAACATTACAATCATCAAATTCTGGTGCAACAAATTTATTTGACGCAACGTTTTATGTATTAACATCTGCAAGAAATGTTTACAAAGTAATTAGTAATAATAATAACTCACCATCAACACAAGAACCAAGCGGCACTTCTACTGCAATTATTCAAACGTCAGACTTATATCAGTGGAAATATATGTACACTTTATCAGCGGCACAACAAGCAAATTTCTTATCAACAGATTTTATGGCAGTTGTAACAGACGCAACAGTTTCATCTGCTGCTGTTAATGGTTCAATTAATTTAGTAAAAATTAAATCTGCTGGCTCAGGTGGTACAAACGGTACGTACACAGTAACTATAAGAGGCGATGGAACAGGTGCTACAGCTTCCGTACAAATTACGGGTGGTGTTGTTTCATCGGTAACAGTTACGGCAGCAGGTGCAGGTTATACTTTTGCAACAATTAGTAATGCACAAATCGTGGCTGCAGGTGCTACTGGTTTAACAGGTGCAGAATTAGATGTAATTATTCCACCAAGAGGCGGTCACGGTTTTAATGCAATAACAGAATTAGGTGGATTTTTTGTAATGTTAAATGTATCTTTGGAAGGAACCGAAATTACAAATACAGGTGACTTTACAACAGAAAACGATTTTAGAAAAATAGTATTAGTAAGAAATATTAAATCTGCAGGTTTATTATCAACAACTACAACTTTAAGAGGCACTAAAGCTATTCGATTTGAAGTATCTCCTCCACCAGGAACTTTTGTAGCTGATGAAGAAATAAATCAAGCAACAACAGGAGCTGTAGGTAAAGTTGTAGAATATGATTCAACAAATAGAATTTTACATTATATACAAACAAGATTTAATGATGAGGGTGTTGACAGCAATGGTAATTTAACTGCATTTAGTGGAGCAAATATAATTACAGGTCAAACTTCTGGTGCAACAGGCACACCAAGTTCTGCAGCTACTGAAACAGCAGATCAAATAACATTTACTTTAGGATATAAAGGTTCTGAAATAGATGCCGATCAAGGTGATGTATTATATATTGAAAACAGGTCTCCAATTACTAGAGCCGCTGATCAAACAGAAAATATTAAATTAGTTATAGAGTTTTAAAATGTTATGCCAGCTAAAACAGATTTTAATTTAACACCTTACTTTGATGATTTTTCAGAATCAAAAAAGTTTTATCGTATTCTTTTTAGGCCAGGTTTTGCTGTTCAAGCAAGAGAATTAACACAATCGCAAACAATACTACAAAATCAAATTGAAAGATTTGGTGATCACGTTTTTGAAAAAGGTGCAATGGTTATACCAGGTCAAATCGCTTTTGACCTTGATTATAGTGCCGTAAAACTTTCTTCAAAAACATTTGCTTCAGTATCATCTTATATTGGTAAAGAATTAAGAGGTGTTACATCAGGCGTTAGAGCATTGTGTGTAAACGCAACAGCAAATGATGGCACAGATCCAGATACTTTATTTGTAAAATATACAAGAACAGGAACAAATAATACATCTTTAGTATTTTCAAATGGAGAAACAGTACAAGCTTTTGAGCCTAATGGTATTACTGTTTTAGCGAGTGCTGGCGTATCATCAACAGCTAAAGGTTCAGCTGCCTTAATTGAAGAAGGTGTTTATTATATAAATGGTTTTTATTTAAAAGTTTCTGCACAAACACTTATACTTGACAAATATACAAACACACCAAGTTATAGAATAGGTGTAACAGTAGTAGAAAGTAATGTTACTTCAAACGAAGATAATTCTTTAAATGATAATGCTGCTGGTTCTTCAAATGCAAATGCACCAGGAGCTCACAGATTTAAAATTGATTTAACACTTACAAAAAAAACATTAACAGCTTCAGATGACGCAGATTTTTTTGAGTTATTAAGATTAAAATTAGGTATTAGACAAAATATTGTACGTTCAACTGAATATGCCGTATTAGAAGATACATTAGCAAGAAGAACCTTTGACGAATCAGGCGATTACGTTGTAAAAGATTTTGATGTAGAAATGAGAGAGCATATTATTGATGGTAATAATAGAGGAATTTATTTAAATACTGAAGGCGGTTCAGAATCAAAATTGGCTGCAGGTCTTTCACCTGGTAAAGCTTATGTTAGAGGATACGAAATTGAAACTATCGGCACAACTTTTGTAGATATTGATAAAGCTAGAGAATTTAAAACAGAAAATGCTTTTAATACAAATTTTGATTTACAAAATTTTGTTAATATTAAAAATATATTTGGTTCACCTGATATTGGATTTGTGTCAGGAGAAACAGAAGCTTTTAAAACATTAAATTTATTTGATACTCTTACAGTAACAAGAGGCGTACAGCAATCAACAGTTGGCGTTACAGTGCCACAAATAGGACGTGCAAAATCCAGAGGTTTTGAACATCATTCAGGAACACCTCTAGCAAATATATTTTCAAGTTCAGCGTTAACAAGTGTAATTTACAAACATTATCTATTTGATATAGAAATGTTTACACATTTAAATTATTCAACAGCACAGTCTTTTACTAATGGAGAAAAAGTAACAGGTAGCTCTTCAGGTGCTACTGGTATTGTTCAATCAATATCAGCAATTCAATCTGCTGCTGTTACAAACGTAACTGTAGCAAGTCCTGGTGTTGTAACTTCAACTAATCATTCTTTTAAAGAGGGTATGCAAATACAATTTTTAAGTGCAGGTTTTCAAGTAAATTCGGCCGCTGTTTTAGATACTACAAAATTTACAGTAAAAAATCCTACAACAAATACGTTTGAATTATATGACGCTTCAGGAGTTAATCCTGTTAACGTCACATCATTTACTTCAGGCGGTGATGCAAGACACGGTGTTTTAGTATTAGATGATGTAGTAGGAATATTTGTATCAGGTGAAACAATTACAGGAGCTACATCTGCTGCTACATCTGTTGTACAATCTGAGCGATATGGATTTAAAGGTGTTCAAACTTTTGATTTTACAAGCGTAAAACAATTAGGTATGGCCGGCTCTCCAGCATTTACGGCTGACGTTTCACTAGACGCTACATTTAATGAAAGTTATCCTGTTTTTGGTTCACTATCTGTGGCAAATAACGGAACAACAGTAACAGGTTTTGGCACTCTTTTTAATACAGAATTAAGAATTGGAGATGTAATTACATTTACAACTGACGCTGGCAGCACAGTTACAAGAGTAATTGAATCTATTTCATCAAATACAAGTTTACAATTATTAACAGCTGTAGGTGCAAGTGATGTATCCACAAAAACAACAGCTACAAGATTTAGAAGTAAATTACAATCACCAGATAAAAATATAGCTATTTTTAAATTACCTTATGAGACAATTAAAACTTTAAAAACAGCTACAAATAATAATTTAACTGATACATCATTTAAAATTAGAAGACATTTTACAGTTACTTTATCATCATCTGGTATAGGAACATTGACCGCTGGAACAAATGAAACTTTTACAGCGCTTGATGAATCTGATTACTCTATATCAATAATGAGTTTAGGTGCTGGAACAAGTGGATCTGTAGGTGATATTCTAAGCATTACAGGAAATAACCATTCAGGTACGGCTATATTTACAAGAACATCAGCAAATGCAATTTTAACATTAAATTATGGCGCTAATTATCAAGGTCATAAATTAAAAGTGTTAGCTACTATTAATAGAACAACAGCAGGCTCAAAAACAAAAACTATTACAACTACTTCTCAAGCTATATCTAATCAAACAGAAATACAATCTGGCACAATTGGATTAGGAAAAGCAGATGTGTTTGAAATCGTTAGCGTTTTTATGTCAGCAAACTTTGCAACAGCAGCAACATCTAGCGATACAAATATAACTAATAGATTTAATTTAGATACAGGTCAAAGAGATAATTATTATGATATTGGTCGTTTAAAATTAAAATTAGGAGAATTAACACCTACAGGCAGACTATTAGTAAACTTTAAATTTTTTACTCACGGTGCAGGTGATTATTTTGATGTTGACACATACGCAGCTTCAGGATTAGATTATGAGGGAATTCCTTCATATACGTCAGATACATCAGGTGAAAGATTTAGTTTAAGAGATTGTTTAGATTTTAGACCTCGTGTTGATGACGCTTCTACAATAATTGGTTCACAAAATATGAGACAATATAGCGGAACAGGTGCCTCAACTGTTGATCCAGTAAAATTTGGTTCTGATGTTACAACAGACTTTGAATATTATTTACCTAGAATAGATAAAATATTTTTAGATAAAGAAGGCAATTTTAAAGTTGCAAAAGGTGCAAGTTCAATTAATCCAAAAGTTCCAAAATCAATTGATGACGCTATGCACTTGTACACTGTTTATTTAAATAGTTATACATTAGGTACAGACGATTTAATAATTCAAAAAATAGATAATCGTAGATATACAATGAGAGATATTGGTAAATTAGAAAGAAGAATTGAAAACGTAGAGTATTATACTCAATTATCTTTATTAGAAACACAGGCTCAAGCTTTACAAATACAAGACGCTGACGGTTTTGATAGATTTAAAAATGGATTTATTGTTGATAATTTTACAGGTCATGGAATAGGCGACGCTGGAAATAACGATTATAAAATTGCAATGGATATGGCGGGTGGTTATATGCGGCCATTATATAGCGAACAACTTGTATCTTTAATTGAAGCTGATGATGACGGCACGGCAATTGTTGACGCTGATAGAACGGCCGCTAATTATCAAAAGACAGGTGATTTAATTACATTACCATATACTGAAACAACTTACGTAGATCAACCATTTGCAAGTAAAACTGTAAATGTAAATCCTTTTAATATTTTTACTTGGTCAGGTTCACTTGTATTAGATCCTCCAGGTGATGAGTGGAAAGAAACTGAAAGAATTCCAGATTTATTAGTAAATCAAAACGGTTCTTTTGATACTATGGTTCAAAATTTAGGAAATCCTAATCTAACAGAAATAGAAATTGGTACTGTATGGAATGAATGGCAAGATTTTTGGGTAGGGCAACCTGTTGAAACAGGAACAGTTGTAACAAATCAAAGAGCCGCACATGGTGGTAGAGCACCTTTATTAGCAGACATTACAAGAACAACAGAACAAAGAGTATCGCAAACAAGAACAGGTGTTCGTTCAAACTTCGTACCGCAAGTTGTAAAAACTTCTTTAGGAGATAGAGTATTAAATATTGCCTTTATACCTTTTATTAGAAGTAGAACAATTACTTTTACAGCAAAAAGATTAAAACCAAATACAAGAGTTTATCCATTTTTTGATAATATAGATATAACATCATATGTTACACCTACGTCAGGATCTATTGGCGGTGCATTAGTAACAAACTCGGCAGGTGATGTATCAGGAACTTTTGCTATACCTTCACCTAAAGATGATACTCAACCTAGATGGAGAACAGGTCAAAGAACATTTAGACTTACAAGTTCATCTACAAATTCTCAAAGTTTAAATGATATTGAAACATCTGCTGAAGCAGATTACATAGCTAGAGGATCGCTTGAGACAGTTCAAAATACAATAGTATCTACTAGAGAAGCTATCTTAGCAAGACAAAGTGTAAATGAAAATAGAAACATTACTAGAGAGACCTCAAGGACAACAACTGAACAAATAGGTTGGGTAGATCCTATAGCACAAACATTTTTAGTAGATGATGCAGGTGGAATTTTTGCAACATCAGTAGATGTTTTCTTTTCAAATAAAGATCAAAATATACCTATAACTTTACAATTAAGAGAAGTTATCAATGGGTATCCTTCAAAAACAATTTTACCTTTTGGCGAAGTTGTATTAAGTGCTTCATCAGTTAATACAAGTACAGACTCAGCAACGGCCACATCATTTACTTTTCCTTCGCCGGTTTATTTAAGAGAAAAAACTGAATATTGTATGTGTTTATTAGCTAACAGTGATAATTATAGAGTCTATGTCGCCAGAATTGGAGAGAGACAAATAAATTCTGATAGAACCATCTCACAACAACCTTATGCAGGTGTATTCTTTAAATCTCAAAATGGATCTACTTGGACAGCAGATCAAAATGAAGATTTAAAATTTAAAATAAAAAGAGCTGAATTTTCAAATGTAGTAGGCAATGTTACATTTTGTAATGAAGCATTGCAATCTAAAACTTTAGGTTTAAATCCTTTGAGAACCACGAGTGGGTCAGGTGTCATAAGAGTCTATCATAAAAATCACGGAATGCACGGCACAAGTAATAATGTTACAATCAGTGGTGTAGCAGCTGGAACATATAACGGAATTACACATACACAAATTAATGGAACATATACAAGTATATCAAACGTAACACTTGATACTTACGATATTACTACCGCAGGAACAGCTACGTCATCAGGAAATGTAGGCAGTACGACTACAGCAGCTACAAGAAATATCTTAATGGATGTTGCTCATCCTATAATATCAACTCTTGTATTGCCTGGCACAAATATTACTTACAATATGCGAACAACATCAGGTAGATCAATACATGGCACAGAAGCTGAATTTGCTTTAGCTGGCACTTCTAGTTCTTTTTCTTTTGTACCAGGAGAAAATATAACTTTTACAAAACCTCAATTAGTTGCAAGTGTTATTAATGAAACAAATGAAATGGCAGGAAGTAAATCGTTATTTACTGTATGTACTTTATCAACAAATACTACGAAATTATCACCTGTAATTGACGTGAAAAGAGTAAGTCTAGTTTGTGTTCAAAATAGATTAAATTCACCTACATCATTAAATACACCTGCAGATTTATTTATTGATGATGATAAAAGTTCAGGCACATCTACTGCTTCTGTTTATTTAACTAAACCAATTACTTTAGGTAATGCTTCATCTGCTTTAGATGTTAGACTAACACAAAATGTAAGAGCAACATCTAATGTTGAAGTTTATTTTAGAACATCTAGCCCTTCTGAAACAAGAAATATAAATGATTTAGCTTGGATACCTTTTAATGGTGATGGTAGTGAAGATACTGCCGTAACTCCTGCTGAAAATGATAAAACTTATTTTGAATACAAATATAGTGGTAGTAATTTAACAGAATTTACTGCTTTTCAAATTAAAATTATTTTGAAAGGTACAAATTCATCATATCCTCCTATTGTAAGAGATATGAGAGCAATCGCATTGGCTGTATAATGGATAAAATAAAAATTTTAGGATTTGACAATTTAGTTAAAGATAGAAGAAGCAACGCTATAATTAATACGTCTAAAACAGAATATCAGATATATATGAATCGTATTAAAACTAGAGAAGTACAAGGCGATGAAATAAGAAATACGGTAAAAGAAATAAATATGTTAAAAAAAGAATTAACTGAAATTAAAAATATGTTAAAAGAGGTTTTAGAAAAATAAGTTATGGCATTTACAGTATTTAATACGACAGATACACTAGAACAGGTACGTGTTAAATTAAATAATTTGACACAAGTTGACTTTGGTAATCCTGCTTTATTAACAACGGTAGGTTTAGTATCAACAAATATTGTTGGAGCAGTTATCGAAATAGCAAACGTTGCTTTTTCTGCCGCTGGTTGGGTTATTAGAGATTCTACATCTTCTATACAAAATATTGGTGCAGGTCAAACATTAAACGTTTTTGGAACATCAAATCAAATAACTGCTGTTGTTACACCTGCTGATACACTTACAATAGGTTTGCCAAATAACGTTACAATTCCAAATGATTTAATTGTTACAAACACTTTAAGTGCAGGCAATACAACTTTAACTGGTAATTTAACATCAAATGGCACAATTACTTCATCAACGGCCGCAATTAGTTTTTCTAATAAAAATTTATTAACTACAGGAACGTTAAGTTCAGGTGCAACGAGTGTAACTTCACTTGTTTCTACTGGTGCTGTATCTGGTACAACAATTACAGGTACAGGTGCAATTACAGGTTCAGAATTAAATTTAACAACAAACGGAACAATTCTTTTTGAAGGATCTATAAATGACGCTTTCAAAACTACTCTAACAGTAGTAAATCCTACGGCAAGCAGAACAATTACATTACCTAACGTAGATGGTACAGTAATAACAACTGGCGATACTGGTTCAATTGCAACCACTATGATCGCTGATAGTGCGATTACTTCAGCTAAAATTGCTGATGGCACAATTGTAAATGCCGATATTGCTGATAACACTATTACATTTGCAAAATTAAATTCAACTAGTTTAAGTTCTGCTGCTCTTATTGTAAATAGTCTTACTGCAACTACTATTTCAGGCACATCTTCAGCTACCGATACGGTTAATTTAACTGCTACAAATACTACAAACGCAACGCATTTCATTACATTTACAAGTGCTGCTACAGGTGGTCAAGTTTTAAGAACAGATACAAGTTTAACTTATAATCCAAGTACAAATGTTTTAACTACTACAGCTTCACAAGCAAACTATGCGGACTTAGCAGAAATTTTTGAAACAGATAAAAAATATGCTATAGGTACAGTTGTTATGGTAGGTGGAAATAAAGAAGTAACAGAATGTTTTTTAGGTCACAGAGCAATAGGCGTAATTTCTGAAAGACCTGCTTTTTTAATGAACGCAAAAGCAAATGGCCAACCTGTTGCTTTAAAAGGCCGTGTTAAAGTAAAGGTAGTAGGTGAAATAAAAAAAGGCGATGAATTAATTGCAGCTAATGGCGGATTTGCTACAAATGCGAGTGATGAATTTTCTACAAAAG